TCAAGGCGTTGAAGGCAGCACATCTCTGATCCACTCCTGCAACGCCTTCAACCGCTCGGCTGTCTCGTGACAAGTCTGGTAGTTGGCTGTGACGGTTCCGGCGACGGTAGAGAGCGCAAGGCCTGAGGCGGCCGCATCAGAATCTCCGGTGGAGGTGGGCAGCTCGCCTGCGGCGGCAGCGTCGTGCAGGCGCACAAAGCCACGGTTGACAGTGCAAGCAGCGTCGGCTTGAGCGGGGACATAGACAGGAACCTCCTTGATGATGGTGTCGCCCTTTTCGCGGACGACGCGGACGCGGTCGACGTACTGGGTGACGACCTTGACGGTGGCTTGTGCCTGCCGCTCGCGGGCTGTGGCGGCTTGCAGTGTTTGTTGGTGGACGGCGGTATCCCATTGCGCTTGGACGTGGCCTGCGCCTTTGATCCAGCCGAAACCGATCAGGGCAGCGGCAGCCAGGGCAAGAGCAAGCCAGCGGTATGGCCACGGAATCAGGCTCATGGCGCTTCTCCGATGCACTGGCGGTACTCGGCCTCACGGCGTTTGACCAGACCACCACACAAGCGTCTGTTCTCCGGCAAGGCGCAATCCTTGCCCTGGAAGAAACGCCAGCGAGGCAACTCGGCGCAGGCCCCGGCGTAGTCCCCGGCGTTGAGCTTTTTCACCAGGGTGGATTGGCAAAACGCCCGACTGCCGACGTTGTAGGAGAAGGAAACGTAGGCGTCGTACTCGTGCTGGGCCAGCGGCACGGTCACGCAGTTTTTCAGGGCACCTTCGAACTGCTGCACGTCCTTGAGTGCCCGCGCCAGCGCCTGAGGCGGCGTGGTGGTATCGCCCAGCTTCACGCCCGTGGTGGTACCGAAGCCGATGGTGGGCACGTCGCCCTTGACCGGAATCACTGCACGGTCGGTGTAGCCCTCGTGCAGCACGATGCCGACCAGTGCGGCCGCCGACAGCGCCAGCGCCGTCACGGAACGGCGCACAGTAGGTGAAGTGCGGGGAGATGCTGGCTTGCTCATCGGTGCATCTCCGGTTGGGCCACGATGCGCGCCACGGTCGCGCCGATGTTGGCGGCGAATGCCAGCAGCACGAACACACCACGCGGCAGTACATCGCCAAAGATCGGCACCACCACTTCCGCCGCCGTAAAGGCAGCAGCCAGCAGCGAGAAACGGATGCTCCAGGCACGACGCAGCACGCGTCGCCAGTCATCGAGCAGGCAGATGCGGCAGTTCATTGCGCACCTCCCATCAACTTGAGCTTGATGGCCGTACCAATCAGCAGCGCGGCCAGAATGCCGGTGGTCACGACCTTGACAGCGGTCTGCCAGGCTGTGCGACGAGCATCGCGCCAAGCCTCCAGCAAATCGCGCAACTCGCGGATGTCTTTGGCGGCGTGGCCGTTTTCCAGGCCAAGGTGAGCCAGGCAGCGCTCAGCGCCCCGCTCGGCTGCGCGGTCCAGCAGTTCATCAAAATCCTCACGGCGCAGCAGGAGCATGTTCTCCATGAGGGTGGCAGGCGTTTGTTTGTCGATCATGGGTTTTCTCCAAAAAACAAAACCCGCTCAGTGCGAGCTGGGCGGGCTTCAAGGGTTAAACATCAGCGAAACTAAAAGTAAGAATTTCCTGTAAAGTTCAGACGTTCGAAAGCAAGGCAAGCACGGAGGATGAAAGGCTCACAGCAAGAACACTCGTTCATAATCCAAGCGTCAATTGAGTACATGGAGCATGTGCAAAGGAAGGATGCGTGCAGCAGTTCCAGGCGCAATCTTTATTGGTGCGACAGCATGGAATACCATGCGTCGAAATTGCACTCGATTGATATAAAAACCACTTCCACTCATGCAATATTGAAATGAGGTCCCAATGAAGCGTAACGTATTCTTTAGTTTTCATTTTAAAAATGACTTCTGGCGCACGCAGCAAGTTCGGAACATCAATGCATTAGAAGGTCAAGCAATCTACACCCCAAATGCTTGGGAGGATGTCAAGAAAAAAGGGGATGATGCAATTGAGGAGTGGATTGACAAAAACCTCAAAGGAAAAAGCTGCGTCGTCGTTCTTGTTGGCTCGGAAACTTCCAAAAGACAATGGGTGCTTCGTGAAATTGTAAAAGGCTGGAACGCAGGAAAAGGCGTGGTTGGCATCAGGATAAATAAGCTGCTTGATTCGAGCGGTCAAGCATCGATAGCTGGCGGCAACCCTTTCGATGAGATTAATTTTGTAAACAATACAAAGCTCTCGTCTGTGGTAAGACTTTTTACACCAAGCGGCCTAGATAGCAAATCCGTCTACGCGTCGATTAGTAACGAAATTGAAGGGTGGATTGAAGATGCCATTAGAATTCGCAAAATGTATTAGATGCAGACAAAACCATCGAATCAGTTAACATTTTTCGCGAGAGTTAATTAATGACTAAAGTTGCGCGCGAACGATTTCTAAAAGAATTCCCAGAGGCAATTAATGATGGAGTTGGAGCAATATTTATAGGCGCAGGAGTTTCCATGGGGGCTGGTTATCCCTCATGGGCAGAACTTCTCCGCGAAATTGGTGAGGAGTTAGGCGTAAGCGATGGAGGCACACAGGACCTTGCTGCGTTAGCCCAATGGAGTATTTTGGCGAACGGTGGATCAACCAGGGTTCGTACTGTTATCAAGAGCCAGATTGGCGAACAAAAACCAATTCCAGAGACGCTGCAAATTGTAGCTAGGCTGCCCATTCGTCACATTTGGACTACTAATTATGATGAGCTGATAGAGCGCGCTTTTAGGGAAATTCAGAGGCCCATTGATCCGGTTTCTGGAGCTAAGGACTTAGCATTAAGGCCAACTCCGGGCGCAACTCGCTTGTACAAGATGCATGGCTCGATATCGCGTCTCGATGACATAGTTATCTCGACCGATGATTATGAACTCTATCGATTGAAGCGTGGATCTTATTTGCCACTACTTCAAGCACACTTAACCAGTATGTCAATGCTCTTCATTGGCCTAAGCTTCACCGATCCGAACGTAAGACATGTTCTTTCTCTCATTCGGGAAAGTTTTACTGAGTCTCCACCAGAACATTTTGCAATAGTTCGACCACCGAAACGGGAAGATGCAGCAACGGAAGAAGAATATAAAGCTCGAGCTGCACAACATAAATTATGGACACAAGATCTGAGACGGTACGGTTTGCTGGCCATTGAAATCGAAAACTACGATGAAGTTCCAGATTTACTAAAGGCTATTGAAAGACGTGTTGCAAAGCGTCGTGTCTGGGTGAGTGGGAGTTGGCCTCTAGACTCAAACCCTGACGAATTAAATAGAATCTACTCGCTATCAGAATCAATTGGCTATCAGATAGGAGATGCAGGCTTGAATTTAGTGACTGGCGTTGGCCTTACGGTCGGATCTGCAACCATCTCGGGTTTTTTAAAGTCGCTGAGAAATGGAGGCGGCTGGGATCTAGAGCATAGGCTAGTGGCAAGACCTTTTCCACAGGCCATTAGTGGAGAGCCAAATTCCGAAGATTGGACATCTCTTCGGCAAGAAATGGCACGTCATGCAGGCGTTGTCATCGTAGTTGGGGGAGCTAAGCATGGCGGTGAAGGTTTGATTTCAGCAAGCGGAGTACTCGAAGAAGTTGAGCTTGCGCAAGCTGCAGATGCACTTGTAATTCCAGTTGGCGCAACTGGTTATGCCGCACAGGAAGTTAGCAACAAGCTAATCGGCTCCTCCTCGCCATGCAGTGGGATTGATATGAAGCGACCGACAGATGAGGAACTCAAACAACTCGCTAATCCACAAGCCTCGAACGAAGAGCTGGTTCAACTAATTTTCCGAATAATTACTCGGGCACAAAAGGAAGGCTTGGCGACTATCCCCTCTGGTTCAAGTCACTAAATCTCGATGACTTCCAGGGGAAGCGCCGGCGCAGGCCCTTCGATCAGCGCATCGCACACAAAGACGTTCTGACCCAGCTCGGCCTCGCCCCGCGCGCGGATCAAGCCGCCACCGGGCAGCACCACCAAGGCCACACCCGCGCCGACTTCGATCACGGTGCCTGCTTGCAGCGGCGCGTCGGGCAGCAACTGCCGGAACTGTTGGTAGAGGTTATGCATGGCTCTGCACTCCCAGGGTCTGCCAGACCTCCGGCAAGCCTGCGTCGATGTGGGTCGAACGCACGATGCCCATCCGGGCTACACCGCCGTCTTGATAGGCCACAAAGGCTCCCGGTTCGATGATTCCGGTTTCCGGCAGCACCGGCAGGCGCAGCGTCACCTCGATCTGGCGACCCGTGTCCGACAGGATGGCCGTGCCGCGCTGACGTGCCGCCGCCGCTTGGGTGATGAGCGCATCCACCACCATCGGCGCGAGCACGTCACCCGCCGTGCCCGTGCGCGTGACCTGGCCGAGCACACCGGTTTCCTGACCGGCCACAAACACGCGGTTGTAGGCAGGCTTGTCGATCCAGCGCAGCGACTCGCGCGCCACAACATCCACCGGCAGCACAAAGTCCGGCGTCACCGCGTTCCACCAGTGCCACGGTGCGACTGGGTAACGGTGGCGCACACGCAGAATCTTCTCGGACGGATGCGGCAGCAGGTAGCCGCCCGCCGTACCGACGATGGTGTTCAACGCCTCGATCCAGGTGCCCTGCTTGGCGAATACGCCTGCGGGCACCAACCAGTCGGTCAGCGCCCAATCCACCGTCCACCCCAGCGGGATGCCGTTGATGGTCAACACGTCCTCCATCAACTGCTGCGCGCTGCGCGCCTCGGTGTTGGCGAAATTCATGACCGGCGCGTAGGGGGCGGCCAGCGCCGCGCTGCGGCCGCGTCCGGTGATGCGGATGCTGGCGTCGCCAAACACGCGCTCGCGGCTCAGGTTCTCGGCAAGAACGTGGAAGGCGGTACCGTTGACCGTGGCGATCAACTCGACCGGCGCAGCGCCTTCCTCGGGCACAACCAGCGATTCAGCAGTCACGGGCAGCGTGGCATCGAAGCCCCACGCCCAGGAATCGGTATCCAGCGACAGCGACAGGCCCAGCACCGGCGCGGGCGTGCCGTCTGGCCATCGGGTCAGCGTCACCTCATTGATCACGAAATACACCCTCCGGTTGGGAACGAGCACCGACCCGGCTTCCGGATAGTCGTGGTGCTCGCAGACAAACAACAGATCGCCGTTGGTGGCGGCGTCCTCGGTGAACAGCAGATGCGCGTTCGGCAGGTAGCAGGCTGGCTCCTCTGGCGGCACGAACGGCACCGGTGGATGACGACCCGGCAGCGGGCGCATCGTCGCCTGCCAGAGCGAGGCCCACCAGCGACGCAGATAGTCCGCACTGCGGATGCCCTCACCGTGGAAATGCCCGCCGTGCCGCCGCGCCTCCTGGTAGCGGGAGATGGCAGCAAACCGGCGGTCGCGCCATGTGTCCTGATGGCCGATGGCCCAGCGCAGCCACTCGGCACGAATGGCCTCCTCGAAGGCAGAAACACGCGCCGTGCGCAGCCGGATGGCGTCGGCATGGCTCGCACGCCCACTGGTTTTCACGGGCACGGCTTCTTGATGCCGCGACCGGCTGGACACGGGCGCACGCACGCGCGTGCTGTGGCGTCGAAACGCCACGCCCGCCGCCTGTGAAGCAGCCGCTTGCCACGGAGCGCGTGTGGGCGCGTGTTCGTGCGCGGTGGCCTCGCGCCGATCCTCGACCCCGGCTCTGTGTTCGGCCGCGTGCTGCCAGCGGGTGATGCTCTGACCCGTCACCGGGCGCACGGCGTAGGACTGGTAACGCGCCTCGGCCACCATCGCCAGCGGCGGGAAGGTTCCCGTCAGTGCCGCTTCAGTCAGCGGAACGGCCTGCGCCGCGAACACCAGCGCGGGCAGCGTCCCGTTCAGTGCCGCATGGGCGCTCGGGGTCGCGGTGGCGGTAAAGCTCAGTTTCGGCAGCGTCGCGGCGAGGATGACATCGCCGGGTTCGCTCATGGACTACCCCAGCAGGCCGGACACGATGCGGGTGTAACCCCCGGCGTACAGCGTGGTGGACGGCAGGCGCAACTCGCCCGTGCCGTCCAGATCGGACACATCGCAGTCCCAGGCCAGCGCGCCGTCACCGTTGACGATGCGCGCCCAGGTCGCCACACCACCGGTTTCGATCAACGCCTCGTCGGTAGGCGTAATGCTCAACAGGCCATCCTCGACATCACCGATGGGCTCGACCAGCACGATGGTTGCCAGCAGATCGCCGCTCGGGGGCGCACCCAAGGCCGGACGCACGCCGCTGTAAATCCGCACGCTGGCGTTCTGCGTGCCGATGGCGAGGAAGTTGACGACGGCGTTGAGGCGGTAGTCCTTGAGTTCGGTCGAAATCTGGATCACGGAAACATCTCCCTCATGGGCTGCGCACGCAGGTTGTCGGCAACGACCGCACGGTGCTGGCGTTCGTGGTCGAAGGCGATGACGAGGTAACGCGGCGCGGCGTCGATGTAATCGAACGAATACGCGCCGCTGGCCGCATCGCTCCAGGTCTCACGCACCACGGTGTGGTTGGCTTCGTCGATCAACAGCACGCGCCGCCGCAAGGGTTCATCGGCGATCACGCCTCTCACGCGGTGCTTTACTGTGCCCGCGATGCGGTGGTCGCCGTGGTAGTAGTGGTTGCGCTTGCCCAGCAGCGGGCGCAAGGCGCGGTGCTGGTAGCCCTCCATCGCCGCGTTGCGCGGAACGAGGATGCGATGCGCCAGTGCGACGGGCAAACACCGTTGCACGGGAGTGGGCGCATCCTCCAGCACGCTCGGTGCATCACCTGCCACGCGATGAAGGCGCAGCGTGATGCCGTAGCCGAAGATGCAGGGGCGCAGAGACGCGTACCACCGCTTGGTGTCGCGCCAGACGACCTCGCCATCCACCGACAGCTGCAGCAGCCATACACCCAATTGAGCCTGGCGCTTCACATCCAGCCGCAGTGTGCGGCGCGCACCGACCACGGCCCAACCCGCCCACGCGTGAGTGATGCGCTCGTATTCGGAGCCACCACTTGCCCAGTACGAGTGCGTCCAGTGGTGGTTGTAGACGCACAGGCGATGCCCTTCGTAGGCCGCCATGCCCGTCCATAGCCAGAACCCGAAGTGCGGCGGCGTGTAGGCCGCTTCGACGATCTCCACGTCCATCTCGAACCAGAAATCGGTGGTCAAAGGTGCATCCGTCAGCCGCCAGTAGTTCTGGGCATGGTTGAACACCAGATCAGCCGCCTGTTGCCCCTCGTTCCACGTCGCCGTGATGCCGCCACCACCGCCGTTACTGGCGAAGCCGGACGGAATGCCGGTGGCGAAGTTCTCCTCGAACGGATAAGCCATCGCTCACGGTCTCCACGGCCCGGTGATGTCGAAGCAAAAGCCACAGCTGTTGGCTTCATTCGAGTACGAACTGACGGTCACATAGAGGAATTTGCGATCCTCGTAGCCGATGACGTTGTCGATCTTCGTCAGATGGCCGTAGGGCTGGTTCTGATGCACCCAGAACATCCCCGGCAAAGTGCCGCGCAAATGGCCGCCACTGGTTTCGCGCAGGTAAATCGGATGCAGGATCAGGCCGTAGTCCGGGCCATTGGGAAACGGGATGGCTCCAGAACGCCCGGAGATGTTCTGGTTATTGCCGTCGTTCAGGGACAGCATCCCCAATCGGCAGTTGCCGCCGATGCCCGTGTAGTCGCGCATACAGATCTTGCCGGTGGTGTCCTGCGCATAGGCCGAGTACGCATCCTGCCAGGGATAACTTCCGCCGGTGTAGTTGGCCTGCTGGTAGCGCTCCGAGGCGATCAGATAGGACGCGAAGTTGTCGCCGGGTTTGTAGCTGTCGAAGTCGGTGAAGGCGTGCAGTACGCGCCAATCGCCCGAATAGCCCGACGAGTTGAAAAGGAAGAATCCCCGGTCATCGCCGATCAGCACCCAGCTTCGGCCCCAGTTGCCGTTGTCACCGGACGTCTCGGCATAGGAATGGCGCGCGTAGTACCACTTGAACCAACCCGTGTACATCGTCGCGCCACTGCCGGTTGGCACTTCATTGCGCGTCGGTGCACCGGGCGTGAACGGCGCTTGCGCGCCCACGAAGGTGTCGATGTCGGCCATCCCTTCAGCGATGGTCACGCGGGCGAACTTGGCCCAGGTCGGTGTGTAGCCTGTGGGCAGGCTGTCGTCCACGCGCAGGTAGTGCCGGTTCGACAAGGGATTCGGACTGCGGTAGGTGCGCTTGTTGGTGCCGGTAAAGACGATCTCGAAGCCCAGCGGCGCGATCTTCATCGTGATGCCGGTTTGCGTGGTCGCAGGCGAGGCAGGCTCGCCTTCGATCCGGAAGCTCACCGTGGTGGATGTGATCGCGGTGACCGTGAACTCGCCGTTGTAGGACGGCTGATCGCAGCCTTCGAGCAGCACCACCTGATCGACCAGAAAGCCGTGGCCTGAGCCAACGGTGGCAGTGGCCATGTCGCCCGTGCGGGTGAGCGCCGTCACGGTTTTCAGGTTGAAGCCGGTGACGAGGCAGGCATCCAGTAGCGCCGTCAGGCTACCCCAGTTGTTGGTGAGTACCGGCGCGCCTGCAAAGCCCTGGTGCATCCATTTGACCTTGTTGCTCATCACGTTCTCCTCAAGGGCGATCCACGTCGCCGCGCACCAGCAGGGTGAAGGCGTCGTTGGTGACGGTTTCCGGGCCTTGCTGGATGGTGCGCACCACCCACACCGGAAACAGCGCGCCAGTGGTGTTGAAGCGCAGCACGTTGCCTGTGGCCCAGCCCGAGCCCCAGCCGACGGCGGCCAGGGTGAAGTACGGCTTACCGGTGGCAGGGTTGGTGGGGGCGATGTCGCTGCCCGTGGTGCCTGTGGCGATCACGCCGACGTGTTCGCCGATGACGTTGAACGAGGTTGCGTTGGTGAACTGGATGGCCCAGCGCTCGGTGATCGCCCCGGCGTTGGTGACCACGATGGGGGCCAGCACGTCGTTGTAGGTGGCGGTGGCCGCTGCGCCGTTGATGGCGTCCAGAAAGCTGCCGTTCCAGCTGGCCTGATCGAACAGGTTGGAGACATAGGCGCGCAGATCACCCGACACCAGGGCCGAGGACACATGCGAGCCCACCGGGTAGTCGTGGGTGATCTGGCGCGTGAAGGTCAGGCGCCCGGAGATCTGCACGTCCGAGACCTGGGCCATGTCCTCGATGCGGTGCTCGACGGTGACAGGCTGCACAAGGCCGGTGACCACACCAAAGGTGACGGTTCCGGCTTCCAGATCGGCGGTGTAGTCAGTGGTGACGACTTCTCCGTTGCCATCCAGCACCCGCACACGCGAGAGGCGCTGACGGCCGCAGTCCACCACCTGCCCGCTGGTGGCCGTGAATGGCCCCACGGTGGCGGTGTGGCCGATCACCGCGAAGTCGCCCGCGCGGAAGATCGGCACACGTCCATCCTGCGGCAGCCGCACCGGATCGAGGCCGATGATGTCGGCATCCAGCGGCAGGTAGGAGTACGCGACGGCGTTGTACTTGATGGTGTCGGCGAACACCGGCACGGGCTTGAAGATCTTGGCCACGCCTTCGATGGTGACCACGGCATCCGGGTCGTACCAGCTTTGCCCTTCGTTGCCTGCTGCCGCCACCCACGCACCGAAGCGCACGCGCACCACGCCGGTTTCGTAGTCGATGGAGCCGATCACGTCGGTGCCGGTGATGTCGCCGTTGTTGTTGGCGCTGACGTTGATGGTGCCGCCGCTCAGTCGCGTGGCCAGAAGCTGCAGACTGGAAGGCCGCACGGGTGAGGCCGGGACACGGAAAGTGACCTCATCCACCGGCGTGCCATCCAGTGTGGTCAGCAGCGAGCGCAGCGCCACCGCGTTTGCGGCAGCGGGAACCCACGCCGTGATGTTGGCCGCGCCGTTGGCGTAGTTGATCTGTCCGGCCAGCGTCGCCGCGCCCGTCACCGGATCGAGGTCATAGTACAGGCTGCCCAGGCGGTCGAAGTAGGTCTTGCCGCCCAGCGTGAAACAGATGCTGCCGGGGACGATGTTCTCGGCGAAAGTGGGCGTGAGGTCGATGACCAGCGCGCCCGCCGTGAAGCTGTCGTTCGCGGCACTGGATGCGCCCGCTGCCCGGTAGCGCACCTTGGCCCAGCCGGTGTCGTCGATGGGCATCGACGCGCCTGCGGGGATGTACTCCCAATGCGAGAACAGGTTGCGGTACACCGGCAACACCCTGCCGTCGGTGCGTGTCCAGCCGATCTGGGTGACGTTGTAGCGTGCCACCGGGATGCGCACCGTGGTGTCGGGCGTGAAGTGAACGACGCCCGTGGCGTAGTTCACCGTCCCGAAAGCCATTCCCTGCGGATCGCGCAGCACGCCCAGCCCGTCGTCCTTGACGATCTTGATCGGGTCGATCCGCGCGATCAGTTGCAGCTCGGCCGGGGTGGTGGAGATGTACTCATACAGGTCGATGAGCAGGTTCCACTCCAGCTCCACCGTGCCCGGAATCAGGCCGTCGAAATCCACCTCCACGTCGATGCTGCCGTCGCCGTTGCGCAGCGGCGCTTCGAACTCCTCCTCGTTGGGCGGCCCCCAGGTGTAAGCAACGCTGTAGGTCTGGCCGCCTGCGGGCAGCACGGTCGGCGTGATCTGGATCAGGCCGGTCTGGTAGTTGATGGTGCCGCTGGCATGGCCGCTGATCGTGCCCTTGCCATCATCGGTGGCGCTGCGCGCCGCGCCATCGTTCCAGGTAATCATCACCGACCCCGGCGTGACACCCGCATGGGTCAGTTGCAGGGCCACCGACGGCGGTACAATGACGCTGGATGCGCGGTTGAAGTAGTTGGCCTTGCCACCCCAGGCATAGACGATCTCGCTGCCCACATCGGGCAAGGCCCCCAGGGTGACGGCCACGGTGCCGGTGGTGTAGCTGACGGTGCCCACACCGTACTCCGGGCTGACGCCCTTGAGCACGCCTGCGCCGTTGTCGCGCAGGTCGTACCACTTGCCCTGCGCGCGGTAGCTCACCTGCAGGGTGCCCGGTGCCGGACTGGGCACGATGGTCAGGATGTAGTTGTACGAGCGGCTTTCGATGTCCACCCTCACGCCCGCCGTATCGGCCACGCGGATCGGCGCGGCAGCAGGCCGGAAGCTGATGGTCTTGGTACCCGAGTAGGTCGGCGCGCTGGAAGCCAGCGTGATCTGGCCGCGCCCGTAGTTGACGGTGCCGACCACGGTCGCGCCCGACACCAGATCGCCACCGTTGTCGGTGAGCGTTGCGCCACTGACGCTGATGGACAGCGTACCGGGCTGGATGGCGTTACCCACCGACAGCACGGTGGAGGCATTGAAGGCGGCCGCCGTGGTGTAGGACACCGTGCCGTTGTCCGATTCGATCAGGGTTTCCGAGGTGCCGCCCGCCGTGAGGTCGAGCAGCGGCGTCTCGGTCTGGGCCGAGGGCACGAGCTGGGTGAACACGCTGCTGACGCTGGCGGCCACATCCCCGATGGCGACCGGCTGGGTGGTCTTGACCACGCCGCAGTACTTGGCAGCATCGGCCACCACGGTGTCGCGGGTTCGGGTCTTGCCGTTGGCCATCGTGAACAGGCGATCCGGTGGCGAGCCGGGGAAGTCGTAGCGCAGCGCATCCGAGAGTTCGCAACTGACCACCACCGCCTGATAGTCCTGGATGCCGCTGCCCGTGCCGTAGCTGAAGGTGCGGGTTTCCGATTCGATGCGGGTGATGCGCACGTACTGCGCATACTCGTTGGGCAGACCCTCGTTCATCACCAGGAACAGGGTTTTGCCGATGGTGGGCAGTTCGGCCCCCACGCGCTGGAACAGCTGGATGCTGCGCTGACCCGCGATGTGGTTCTCCAGCAGATACCCGTTCCACTGCGAGCCCTTGTTGAGGTAGGCCTCGATGCGGTCACGCGCCTGTGTGCGGCGGTCGAACACCTCCTGGGTGGAGAAGATGGTCACGGCCACGCGTGGATCGCTGGGCGGATCGGAGACGATGACGTTGCCGCCCAGATAGGTGTCGGTGGTATCCGTCTGGATGCTGGCGAACACCTTGCGCAGGTTCACGCGGCCACCCGCGCGATCCAGTTCCGAGATGTCGTTGAACAGCGAGTTGCTCGCGCCATCGACGATGACGTTGGCGGTGGGCGCGCCGCCGCCTTCTGCGACGTCGTCCATCACCTGACTGGCGACCAGCTTCACGTCGCCTGCAAGAATGGGCATTGGGATTCTCCCTTGGGTCAGATCTGCATCAGCCGCAAGGTGATGCGGTAGAAATCGGTGTCGGCCTGTGCCGGGAAGCCCAGCACGGGTTCGGCTTCGATGGCGGCTTCTTGGTGACGGAAGGCCACGGTGAACACACGCGCATCGCGCAAAGTCAGTTCGAAGCGACCACTGCTGGCCGTCAGCGGCGCGGCAGCCCAGCCGTGCAGTTGGTTTACCGCTGCGCGCGTCACCCAAGCCATGTCGGAAGGCCCGACCAGCGTGATCGGGCGACCCGCCTGCCGTGTGGCCGACTGCACCAGCAGCGCGCCAGTGAGCAGGTAGGACACGGAGGCGACGGCGGGCGACCACGCGTGTTCGTCCGTCCACAGCAAGTCGTCGGGCAATGGCAGCGCCACCCCGGTCGCGAGGTTCTTCAGTTGCATCGGGATCGATCTCAGGTCGTGCGGGCGCGTGCGGCGTCCAGCAGTTGCAACAGGCGCGCCTCGTCACGGCCATCGACGGTGGCGGCGACCTGCCGTCCGCCCGCGGCCAGTTCGACGCGCACGGTGCGCGTGGGCGCGCTGGCCTCTGTCAAGGCTGGACGGGGCACATTCGCGCCAATGGGCTGCACCAAGCCACCGCTGGCAAAGCCCTGCACGCTGGCGAGCGTGCGGCCTGCCAACGCCTGCGCCGGGGCGGACAGGTTGTTGATGGCCTCGAAGAAGCCCACCCCCAGACGCGCCACGGCATCGCGCCTGACCACGTACTCGCCCGGTGTCAGCATGGCGGGCACGGTGTCGGATCGGGACAGCCCCCCGAGCCTGTAAAACTGGCCCTGGTTCTGTTCCATGTAGTCGATCAGCTCGCGCTCCAGGTCTTTGCCCCAGAGCAAGGGCTGCGCCATCGCCTGCCGCCACCTTTGTTTGATGCGTTGCAGGCTCTGACTCTCGTTGCCGGTGAGTGTCTTGCGGTCGATGAACTCATCGAGCTTGCGCCGATCCTGCTGCGCCAACTGGCCCCAATAGCGCATCGTGTCGGACTTCATGGTCAAGCTGACCGCTGCGCCGTACTTGTAGCGCAGCCAGCTTGTGTACTCGTTCATGCCTTGCAGGCCTAGGTCGATCATCTTCAGCGCCTCGGCCGTTTCCCGGTTGCGCTTGGGCGCTTCGCCGCCGCGCACCTGCCCGCCGCGTGCGAAGTGCGCGACACCCTGCACAAGATTGGCCAGCCGCGCTGCACCGTACTTGCGCACCGCTGCCTTGCGGATCACGAAGGCTCCGGCATCCAGCGTGCGCGGCACGGTGTCGTGGTGGCCGGAACCGGGCACGGTGCCGCCGCTCATCCGGGGAAAGGCCGCTGCCACCGCGCCACCCTCGGCAAACTTCTGCACACCAGCGCCTACCAGTCCCCCGGTGGCATTGGTTTCCACCTTGGTGACGTAAATCGTGTGCGTGCTCGTGGTGTGGATGCCGTTGAGGCTCATCACCTCCGCACGCGCAGCTTCAGCGTTGTGCTGGATGGCGTGGTGCGACTCGGTACGGATGCGATCCAGCGCCTTGATCATCCCGTCCACGTTGGTGATCGCAGCCTGCGCCTTCTCGGTGGCCACCTTCAACTCGAATTGGGCGTTTTCGTCGGCGTAGACCTTGAGCCTGTCCAGGGCATCGCGGGCCTTGGACACATCGGCATCGACCGGCAGCGTCTTGCCTTCCTTGAGCAGCGCCTCGTATTCCTTGAGTTGACGCTCCGCTTCCTGCAAGTCGGCCTGAATTTGCAGCAGGTATTCCTTCTCCGCCAGCGCCTTGTCCAGATCGGCCAGCGCCTTGTTGAAGCGCGTGGTGTCGGCGTCGAGCGTGAGCTTCATGCCGTCCTTGAGCTTGGCCGTGAGATCGTCGACCTGGCGCGTCGTCTCGCTCAGCGTGCGCTGGATCTCATCGCGTGCGGACAGCGCCGTGCGCGCCGCCGTCTGATGCGCCCTGGCCTCGGCGTCCAGCGCCTGATTGAGAATGTCCTCAGACTGGCGGATACGGTCGATGGCATCGCGCACGCTCTGTTTGCTCTGCACGGCCTGCGCATCGGCGTCCCGGGCCTTCTGCGCCAACTCAGCGCGCAACTGACCGGCCTGCCGCATCAAGTCGTTGGCCTGCTGGTATTCCTGCCGACGGTAGGCCTCGCGCGACTGCGCTTCAAGCTGCGCGGCCTGCGACACCGCCTGCTCGGACTGCTTGCGCGCCTCTGCGGCCCGCTTGGCCTCGTTGGTCTGGCTGGTGGCCACCTGCGCGGCCATATCCATTGCCTTTTGTGCAAGCTGGCGGGCCAGTTCCAACTCACCATTGGCCAGTGCCCGCCGTGCCTGGGCCTGCATCTCGGCAATCTGGCGCTTGCGATCCTCAGTGGCCTCGTATTCGGTCATGCCCTGACGGCGGATTTCACGGATGCGATCCTCCGTGGACATGGACAACTGACGCTTGGCCTCCTCGATGCGCTGCACTTCCGCCAGATGCCGGTTGGCCTCGGCATTGAGCGCATCGATGTGCTGGCGGTATTCGGCCAGCGCCTGCGTAAGCGTCTGCCGCTTGGTGGCGAGGATGTCGTTCTCGACCCGTTGCACGTTGGCGCGGCGTTCTTCCTCGGTCTGGCCCTGGCGGGCGGCAGCTTCCCGGCGCGCCTGCGTCTCCTGGTCGATCAGGCCCAGCGTTTCGGTGGTGGCCTGACGGCGCAGCGTCGCCTGCTGCGTCAGTGCCTCGGTGAGCAGTTGGGTGGACTTGGTGATCTTGGCGGTTTCGGACTGCTGGGTGCGCTCCAGTTCGGCCTTCTCCTGGTCGTAGCGCGCTTTCACCGCCGTGACCTGCGTTTGCAGATTGGCCTCCACGAGGGCGGTAAAGCCCTTGTAAGCCTCGCCCATTTTGGCGGTGGCGTCATTGACCACACCCTGAGCCTTGCCGACAGCCTGTTCAACCTCGCCCAGCCGGGATTTGAGCTTTTCCAGGGCGGAGTGAACCGCCTCTATGCCACGCCCAATCGCCTCCTGTGTGCCTTGACGCACGGCTTCGAGCCGTTTGGCGATTTCCTCGGCGGCGCTCGCAGCGGTGTCCATTGCGCCCTGAGCGGCGTTGGAGCCTTCCGTGGCGTCGGCGTACATCTCGGCGAAGATGCGGTTCATCTCTGCCAAGCGTTCCTTGTGCCGTTGCGTGGCCTCGGCAATGGTGTCGGACGTAAACACCGCCGCGAGCACCTCCCACTGATAACGCAGGAACTCAAAGCCGGTGACCAGCGCCTGCACCATGAAGATGCCTGCCTTACGGACGATCTCGAACTTTTCGGACAGCCACGTTCCGATCTCCCAGCCGACGATGGCCGCTCCAAGCACGCCGAAGGCCACGCGCAGTTTGCCGACCGTGGCGATGGCGTTGGAGACGGACAGATTGGCCGTGGCCCACGCCGCCGCCGTGGTGCTGGCCGCCGTCACCGCTGCTGCGCCTGCCGTTTGCCACGCGATGATCAAGGCCGGAATCAGGCGATAGACCAGCACCGCCAGCCCCACTTGGGCAATGCGGGTGAGCCACTCCATCACCGTGTCCAGGTTTTCTGCGAGCCAGGTCAGGGCCTCGGCCAGCTTCTTGGTGAAGCCCGTGGATTCATCCAGACGGCTGATCCACTGCCCGAAGGCGTTGGAGAGGCGCGTGAAGGCCTGACCAACGGTCATGGGCAGTTGCGCGTATTCGGCGGCCAGCTTGTCCTTCTGGCTCATCAGGGCGTTGACCACCACATCGGCGGTCAGCCGACCTTCCTCGGCCAGCTTGCGCAGCCGTCCGATGGGCACGTTCAGGCCATCGGCCAGGGCCTTGGCCAGACGCGGACTGTTTTCGACGACGGAGTTGAACTCCTCGCCGCGCAGCACGCCGGCAGACAAGGCCTGACCGAACTGCAGCAGCGCCGACTGCGCCTCAGTGGCCGAGGCCCCCGAGATGCGCAGAGCCTGCGAGATGCTCTCGGTGATGCTGAGCGCGTCCTGCTGCTCACCGCCCAACATCCGCACGGCCTGCTGCAACTTCCCGTAAAGCGTGGCGGTTTCCTGGATCGGTACGCCGATACGCTGCGCAATGGCGAACAGCTCCTTTTGCGCGACCTCGTATTCGCGGCTGCCAGCCGTGGCCAGCTTCAGACGCGCGGACATCATGTTCCACGCGTCGGCGATCTGCACGATCTCCCGCACCTTGCCGCTGACCCAGTTGATGGTCAGAAAGGCCAGTAGCTGCGTTTTGGCCTTGGCGACCTGATCGCCAAAGGCGCTCATCCCGGCCTTGACCTCGGCCACCCCGGCAGCGGCCTTGTCACTTGCGCTCTTGGCACTGGAGCCAAAACCGCCCAGGCTGCGCTCGGCAGAGGTGATGGCGCGCTTGAGCCCCTCGTCTGCGCCTTCAAGCGCGACGATGATGGAAATGCGTTTTGCCATCTTCAGTCCACCAGCCGCAGCTGCTTCTCGATGCTCGCGGACAGGCGCGGGATGCGCCCTGCGACGATACGCTCGATGCTCAGACGCCGCTTGAGTTGCACGCGCGGCACCAGCACGGCAATCGGCACGTCCGCACCGCGCTTGAGCTTCTTGATGCCTTCGGCCTTGCGGTAACGGCGCTTGAAGCCGGACAGTGGCCGGTCGTGTTCCTTGATGTTCTCGGCCATCAGCACGATGTTTCCCTTGGCGTTCTTGATGAAATAAGCATTGCCGCCGCGCATCAACTCGGCGATCTGCGCCTTGAAGCGTTTGCGCCCCACGCGCCCGTGCAGCGGAATCAGCATCCGGCCAGCGATCACGCCGCCGCGTTCGTGGATGCCAGACCACGGGATGCGCGAGCCGACGTAGAGCGCAGGCAGCCGGTTTTTGTACTTGTCGAGCACCTTGGCGGTGAAGCCCTTGACGAAGGACTTCTTGACCACCGTCATCCGGCCCGCGACGTGGCTGCGCACGTTCTGCTTCAGTTCCGCAGCCTCGCTGGCAATGCCGCGTGCAGCCGCCTTCTTGACCTTTTGCCGGAACTCGCCACCCCAGCGGCGCAACTGCGCCTGCGCGGCCTTGCTGTCAATGCGAACGGAGATGCGCATGGCGGTTTGCCTGATCGGTGAGCCTGTCGAGGGTCTGGTCGAGATGGCGGGCATCGCCGCGCGCGCCAATGGCGATCAACGAAAGCAGCCGCGCGTCGCGGGCTGCATCCTCGCGCACGGTGGCGGCCACAAAACCGCGCACCTGCGCCAAGGTGTAGTCCAGGATGTCCGGCAGCCTGTGGCCGTGGGCGATCAGGTGCTGGACGGTGTCGAACCAGTTGCCGCCGCGTTCGCCTGCGCAAACAGATCGTCCAGCCTGGGCATCACCGTCCGGGTAAAAAAATCGGCGTTCACCTCGATCACTTTCGCGGCCAGCAAAATAGCTTCGTCGGCGGCCAGGTCATCAACCCACGCACGCGGCTTGCCGACGGCGATGGATACCGCCGTCAGCAGGTCGTCGCCCTGCTGCCCGAACAAGGCCAGCCAGTCGATGCCCTCGCCGTTGATCTGCTGCATCACCGGTGTGATGGCGCGCAGGAAGGCAGGCATCTGGCCGACCTTCAGCGGTTTCACACTGACAGTTTCACCGGCCAGCGTGATCTCGCAGGCTTGCGGCACCAGCTTGTCCAGATCGCTCATGGTCGCCTCCATCACAGTTGCACGATGCGGCCGAACTGGCCAAGCAGCGCGTCATAGGGTTTGGTGGTGTCGGCCAGAAGCGAGCCTTCCAGCTCGAACTTGTTGTACTCGTCCGAGATGAAGGAGATTTCCTTCAGCGGATCGAAGGCCACGCGGTACAACTCGACCAGCACCTTGGCGTTGCCCTGCGCGGTGTTGATGCCTTCCAGTCGCAGGTAACGCTCTGGCACCGATTGCGTGAAGATGCCGATCTCGGTGGCCGCGCCGTAGGTGTAGGCGGCCTTGAACGGTGCGGTGAAGCCGGTGGTATCCAGAAACTGGAGGGCACCGAAATCGGTGTCTGCCGTGTAGTGCGTGCCTGCGGTCAGCGTGGCGGGCGTGCCTGCCGAATCGGTCACCACCAGCGCCGACACTTTGGGGTGAGCGAGGAAGTAGCGGTCGCCGACCACGGGCGTCGCGCCGCCGATGGGTTCGGCGGTGACCGTGCCGGTGCTGCCGGTGACGTGGTTGCCGTACAGCGCCAGGGCGAGATTTTCCTTGGTGAACTCCTCGATGGTGAGGTTCACCGTGGCCGATTTCTGCTTGACCATCCGGTGATCCAGCGAACGCTGGCCGGTCTGGCTCTCGTAGTGTTCCAGCACATCGGTCTTGAGCGAGAGCTTCAACTCGGCCACGTTGCCGGGTGAGCGCACTTCGATGGGCAAACCGTCGATGTCGCGCTTGCCGAGGAAAACGCGCCCCTGAAAACTGGCGTAGGTGCTCATGATTTGGGTTCCTTGCGATGAGAGGTGGTGGGTTTGGGTTCGGTGGGCTTGCCGCCGCCTTCCGGTGACGGCGCAGGGTCGGGCTGGCGGTCGTGGCGGGCGACGCCGTTGGCAATGAGCCAATCGGCGCTGCTGCTGTCCACATCGAGCCGCTCGCCTGCTTTGTAGGGCGTGCCCGCGTGCGTGTGCGCTTGGGTCAGAACAATGAAAGTCATGGGTGTCATCCCTTGGTTGAAAGATCAGTGTCGAGCGTGCGGTAGGTGATCGCGTAGCGCGCTGGAATGGCGGCAGCCACAGCATCGGCGTCCTCGATGTCCCACTCGCACTCCTGCTCTTGGATGCCGAGCGCCAGATCGCCCAGATTCCGGTCGGCCATCAGGGCGGCATGGGCAGCGGTCAGGATCAAATCGGCCTGGGTTTCCGGCATCGCGGGAGGCACGGCGCGGGCCAGCGCGACAAGGCGCACGATCAGCACGCGCGTGACGCGATCGTTGGCGCGTTCGGTGATGGATTCGGACTCGGGGAACACCACCAACGCCGGACATTGCTCCCGGCTGATGGCCACCGTGGGCGAACGGTGCAAGCTGGCCCCGAGCGCCTGGGCCGACGGTCGGACAGCCTCCAGCACCGCGAGCAGAATCTGCTCACGGATCGAGTTGGCAGCCATCGCTCAAAGCCTCGTGAGCTTGGCGCGCATCTCGGCGCCATCGCCCAGCGCCCGGACATCGCGCACCTGATAGGTCACACCACCGACATTGACCGTATCGCGCACGGCCAACCCCACGAACACCGACGCCGGATAGGTGATCGCGTAGTCGGTGTTCAGGGTCAGGCCATCGAGCGCCGTGTCGTCCGGTGCGGAGAAGCCGACCTGCCGGGTCTGGGCGGAACCGCCACCGGCAGGAAACCAGCGGCAGCGCACCGTAAGGCCCGCGTTGGCTGCGGCGCTGTAGATCTGTTCGACCAGGCCCATTACGCGATCTCCAGCTTCACCAGCAGTTGCGGGCGGTGGCACAGCGGCAGCGGGTTGGCCTGCGTGTGCAGATCGGTGCCACGGTCGAACTTGCGCGGCTCCTGCTTGGCATACAGCGGCAGCGCCACCGTGTTGGCCGTCTCGTTGAAGTCGGCGGGCGCGTAGTAGGTGGCGAAGGTGTCCATCGTGCCCAGCGGGAAGGCGTGGCCTTCGTCGTCCTCGACGAAGCGGCGCACGCCGCCATCCGGTGCGGTGGCCTTGCCGCGATGCTCCTCGAAGGTGATGCCGCAGAAGGTGAAGCCAGAACGCATATCCGAGCGCAGCACCAGACCATCCTGATACCGCTTGTAGGCTTCCACGACATCGTCGTGCTTGACCAGCGCCTCGAAGAAGTCCTTGCCGACGAACACATGAACGCCGCTCATCCGCTCGCCCTGCAGGTTCTCCTCGATGTAGCGCAGCAGCTCGCGGCAGGCCTCGCCCACATTGAAGCCGCTGTTGTGCGCGGCGATGTCCCACTGGAAGGACTTGGGCGTGATGCCGAACTCGGTGAAAAGGTTGTAGATCACACTGCCGTCGGCATCGAGGATCAGCCCCTTGAGCGCGCCAAAGCGCAGGTGCTCCAGGGTGATCGCGTGCTTGTTGCGCATCGTCTGCAGGTGCTGCGCCAGCACGCCCGCCACGGTCTGCAATTCCGTCTCCGAGCCGAAGGCGCGGATGCCCTGGACTTCCTCGGGCAGCACCACATCGTCGTGCGGGATGTGGGGGATGTGGAACGAACGCACGTTGCGCTTGCCGCGCACGCCCACGGCGCCGGGTGAACCCACGGGCATCGTCGGCAGCAGGGTCAGCACGCCGTTTTGCTGTTCGACGATGATCGAGCGAAAACGCTGCGGTCGGTCGACGAACAGCCCCATCCGGGCCAGACGGTCGTAGTTGTTGGGCAGGATGTTGATGGCAGCGGTGAGCGCCGACATCGAAAACGCCGGGTTCTCGAAAATGTTCTGCATGCTCAGACTCCTTGACGGACGAGGACACCCAGCGCTTTGAGCTGGGCAATGGCCGCCAGTTGTTCGTCGGAGGTGATGGCAGCGGGCCACGCGAGCGCGTGTTCGGAGACGATGGCGTGACGGCTGATGAGCAGGCCGTCGCTGCGATCAGCGGTGCTGGCATCGCAGGGCTGGATCAGCACACCGGCGGCGACCTGCGTGCCGTCGTCGGCAGAGGGGTCGATCTGCTTGTATTTGCCGCTGGCGGTGACGATGCCCAGCACCGCGCCCAGCGGCAGGTTCTGGCCGGAAGCGACGGTGATGCGGTCGCGTGAGTAGAGGTTGGGCGCTTCGTACTTGAGCAGATCGCCCAGATTCAGCGGTTCAGTGAAGGTGGGCATGTCAGATCTCCTTCTTGGCGGACTGCGCGGCGAGTTGTTTGGCCGCGTCGATCAGCGGATTGCTGGCTGGAGGCTGCGCGGCGTCGGGTGCGATGCGGCTGGTGATTTCCGGACTGGCTTCGGCCTGCGCGACCAGAAGCTGACTGCGCACCTTGGCGGGCGACGTGTTGGTTTCGAGAAAGCCCGCGATCAGGTCAGCACGACCGGCCAACTGGCAGGTCTGCGCGATCTCGACGGCATCGGCCACACTCAAGGTGGCAGCGGCGGGCGGTTGAATGTCACTGTCAGCAGGATCGGCCAGAGGCCGGTCAAGCGCAGCGGTGTCGGTTTGATCAGTCATCAATGACTCCTTGGGGTGGTTGCAGGAAAAGCCCGCCCGCGTGGCCAGGGCCACGGGCATCGGGTTGGGGGAAAGAGATGCGTGCAGCTGCGCCAGCGCCTCGTCGAAGCTGCCGATGGCGTCGGCAAGACCCATGGCCACAGCGGCCTGTCCGAAGAACAGACCGGCCTCTGTGTCGCGCACGGCGGATGCCTCGATGCCCCGGTGGCGGGCCACCGTTTCGACGAACAGGCCATAGATGCGATTGACCTCGGCCTTGAGGAAGGCGTGGGCTTCGCTGGAAATCGGCTCGTGCGGGCTGAGGTCGTTCTTGCGCTCGCCCGCGTACACGGCGGTGTAGTGAACGCCGTCCTGCGCATCCTTCCGGGACTGGTCGACGTGCATCGCTATCACGCCAATCGAGCCGACGCCACCGGTGCGCGAGACAAACACCCGGCTGGCAGCGGACGCCAGCGCATAGGCCGCCGAGAAGGCCATGTCATTGGCCACGGCCCAGACCGGCTTGATCCGACTGGCGGCGCGGATACGGTCAGCCAGATCGAACACACCGCCCGACTCGCCACCGGGCGAATCAATGTCGAGCAGGATGGCGGACACCGCCGGATTGCCGATGGCGGCGTCCAGTTGCGCGGCAAGACTGGTGTAGCTGGTCAGACCCGACTCTGCCTCCAGCCCCACGGTACGGCGCACCAGCGTGCCGTGGATGGGAATCACGGCCACACCGGGTGGGACTGTGGCGGTGGCGGGGGATGGGCGTTCGGGCGGGGTGTAGGCCGCAGCAGAGGGCAGATCGGCCATCCCCACGCGGGGGCCGAGCACGGCCAGGATCACGTCAAGTTTGGGGCGATGGATCGCCAGCGGCACGCCAAACAGGCGCGCCGCCAGATGGGGCAGCACGGTCATGAGATTCCTTGGGAAAACGTCAGGCGCTCAGCCCGACAAGCCAACGCCGTTGTCATCGGGCGCGAGCGGGTCGCGGCTGGGTTTGGCGATGGAGCCGTCCCGCGTCGTGTAGCGGGCATCGGAGTCGAAGATCAGGCCGAGGTCGTCGGCGCGCTGGTTGTCGGCGGCGATCTCGCGGTCGATGTCCTCGGCGTCGTAACCGTTGGCCGAGATGGCTTCCGAGCGCGACATCAGGCCGGAGCGGATCGCCAGCAGCATCGCCTTGAACTCCTTCTCCGGATCGACCCACTGCCAGCCCTGCGGCACCCACTTCGCCGCGAGGTACTGGCGACGACGCGCAGGCCCGCCACGCGCGAACCCGGGTGCATCCAGCACCCCTGCGAGCACGGCCTGCTTCATCCATGCGGCCCACACCGGGCGGCACAGCTGGTGCACCAGCACGCCGTGCTGCACCATCTCGCAGCGGCGGCGGAACTCCAACATCCCGGCACGGATGGACGAGTAGTTCACGCCGGTCAGATCGCCGGTCAACTGCTCGTAGGTGATGCCGATGGCGGCGGCCACGGCCCGAAACTGTGTGCGCAGGAACTCGGAGTAAGAGCCACCCACATCCGCAGGGTCAGAGAACTTGATGTCCTCACCCGGCTCCAGAATCTGCAAGGTGCCGGGTTCCAGTCCGGCGAGCGCGATGCCGTCGGCATCCGTCGCGCCTTCACCCATCAGGTTGTCCTCGGGGTTCTGGCGTGTGACGAAACCGGCAAACATCGCGGCGGTTTTCTTGCGCACCAGTTCGGCGTCGTCGTACTGATCCAGTTCGTTCAACTTGACCAGCGCCCGCGACAACCACGGTTCGCCCCGGATCTGGCCAGGGCGCAACACGCGATAGAGGTGAACGATCTCCGCCGCCGGGATGCGCACCGTGTCCATGCCACCGTGACCGGACATCGGCGCAAGACCGCCATCCTCGGGATGCGAGCGGTACAGGTGGTAGGCCACACGCCGTCCCATCGCGTCGAACTCGATGCCTGAGCGCACCGTGTTGCCGGATGGCAGATCGGTGTTGAGCGAAATCGGCAGATGCTCCGGCTCCAGCAGTTGCAACTGCAAGGGCACCGAGAGGCCATCCTCCGGACGGCGCGGGCGCAGACGGATCAGGCATTCGCCGCCTTCGAGCATCGCCCGACACGCCAGTGCCTGCAGGCCGTAGAAATCGGTCTGGCCTGCCGCGTCGGCTTCCTCCACCCAATCGCGCCACAGCGCCTGCACGGCGGTCTTGAAGCCTTCGTCATCCGACAGGCTTTGCGGCTTGATGCCCGTGCCGACCGCGTTGGCGACAAAGGCTTCGATACCGGCCTGCGCCCACGCATTGCGGCGCACGAGGTCACGGCTTTTGATGCGCAACTCGGTGCTGGTGGCCAGCATCGCTGCCACCGCGCCGGGGTTTCCGGGTGTCCACGCCAGTGCGCGGCGGCCGCGGCCTGCGGCTTCGTGGACAGGCGGCTGGCCAAACAGGCTGCGCAGTTTTCCAAACCAGGTCGCTCGCGTTCGTGATGCTGTCCAGGCCATCAGAACCCCTTTGCCGTCGTGACGCGGATCTGGCGCTTGGCAGGTACGCCCTTGCTGCGTGCGATCTCGGACTCGACCGTGCGGATGGCCGCTTGCAGTTCGTCGATGCTGCGGTATTCGACCGTCTTGTCGCCGAAACTCACGCGGCGCTCGCCCGTGGCCAATGCCTTCCGGAGCGTTCTGAGTTGTGCATTGGTGTAGGTCACGATGTCCTCATCGAGTCAACCAGCGGCTTTTGATGACGCGCCTGCCGGTATTGCGGTTGCCAGAAACAGCGAGGCCACCGCTGGGGTTGGCCTCGTTCAATTCGATGTCGTGGATGGGCGCTGGCTCATCCGGTGGGGGTGCAACCCCGATCTGTCGCTCCAGTTCGCGCCAGTGGCGTTCCTCGAAGCGATCCAGTCCCGCGTTGGACGCGGCGGCGCGGGCGTACACGTAGCAGTCCAGCGCCTCGTTGCGCTCGCGCATCTTTTGCCATTCACGCACGGGGAAGCCGTTGCGGTCACGCCGGGTAATCAGTTGCTCGGCGCACAGTTGCTGCAGGTACTCGGCATCCAGCTTGGGCAGGTGGACGAAGCCGGTGGGGTAGCGAATCGCGACCCCATCCTCGGCTACCTCAGGCGTCTTGCGCAGGTTGTTGTAAAGCTCCAGCTTGGCGATGCCGCCCGCCACCGAGTACACCTTGATGCCCCGGCGCAGCTTCTTGCCGCCCTGCGTCATATCCACTGCCGTTGGCGTGCCAATCAAGGCCGCGCCGCGCGCCACGCCCTTGACGGCCATCACGCGTGGATCGTGGCAGGCACGCACGAAGGCGTAGGCTTCCTGTGTGGCAAAGCCGGTATCCAGCGCAAGGCGCGCCAGCGGCATCTGCGCTCCGCAGGCGTGCGTCCACTGCTCGGCCAGCATCGCGGCCAGGGCTTTCCACACCGTGTCCCGCGCCGTGTCACCCATCAGCACGCGGTGCTCGATCAGCCAGGACTCCTTGCCGCGTCCGAAGGCCCACACCGACACCTCGATGCGATCCTTTTGCACGTCGGCACCAGCGGTCAGCAGCAGACCACCAGAGGGCACGCTGCCAATCCGATAGTCCTCCCGACGCTCGACCAGCCGCTGCCAGTCGGGCGCTTCGCCTTCTTCGACCCAGGTCTCACCCAATTCGGTGTTTTTGAAGGTCTTGATCGCGGCGGCCGATCCCGATTCCTTGTTGACCGCCGCTTCCCACGCTGCGGCGATGTCGCGCCACGCACGCCAGCCCACCGGGCTGTACAGCGACGAGAGGTGAAACCCCGCCGTCTTGGGACTGGCATCCTCGGCCATCGCACGCCACTCACCACGCTCGAGCATCCACGTCTTGTGGTGCTCGGCAATCGCCGTGTCACAGGACTCGCAGACGTAGGCCGCTGTCTCCGGCTGGCCCTTGTCCCAGCGCAGCTGCTCAAAGCGTAGCCATTGCGGGTGCTTGCAGTGCGGGCACGGCACGAAGTAGCGACGCTGGTCGCTGGCTTCGTACTCGCGCTCGATGGCGCTCGCCCCGGAGATCGTCGGCGTCGAGACGATGAAAATCTTGCGGCGTGCGAAGGTGCGTGTGCGCGCCTCGGCCAGGGAGATCGCATCGCCTTCGCCTTCCACGTCCAGCGGGTAACCGTCTACCTCGTCCAGAAAAAGGTAGCGCACCGGCATCGAGCGCAGGCCCACGGCGCTGTTGGCCCCGGTCATCACCAGCACCCCGCCACGGAACTCCTTGGCCAGAATCGTGTTGCCTGAATCCCGTGAACGCGCCGGAGCGATCAGTTCGGCCAGCGCTGCCGACTCCTCGATCAGCGGATCGATCCGCTGCTTGGAGTTGCGCTTGGCCATCTCCACCGTCGGCCACACCGCCATCATCGGCCCTGGCGCGTGGTGGATCACATAGCCAATCCAGTTGCTGCCCATCTCGGTTGCGCCAAGCTGGGCCGCCTTCATGAACACCACGCGCTCGACCGCCGAGGTCGGCGACAGGCAGTCCATGATGTCCTTCAGGTACGGCGTGCGGCTGGTGCGCCAGCGGCCCGGTTCGGCGGATGCCTTGCTCGAGAGCATCCGGTGCCGATCCGACCACTCCGAGACGGTGAGCAACGGGTCGGGTGTCAAGCCGTCGCGCCACGCGCGTTCGATCTCCTGCGCGCCTTCATAATCGTCCATTGTCGTCAATCCCCGATCAATCGACTCTGGGGCGCAGTTCGCCCAGTTCGATCAGGTGCTCGCGCACGGCGGCTTCCAGCGCGACGTGCATCTGGTGCGCATCGACGCCGAGCGCAGAGGCCATCTGTCCCGAAATACGCGCGGGCCAGTTGAGCCAGGCATCGCGCTCGATGCGCGCCAGCTTGAAAACGTGCGCCACGGCCTGCGCCCGATCCACCAGTTCCTTCTTGCGGTGCGCCAACTCCACTTTGTTGAGTTGAGCCTTGAGCACTTCGTTGACCGTGCGCGCCTGCAGCAGCGAGGTGCCGCCCGCTGACAGCGGTGGCGCGCTCGGTTCGGGTGCTTCGTGCGGCGGCGCTGCGCCTGCAGTGGCGGGCCGCGCTTTTGGGGTTGCGGGCTTTTGCGGTGCAACAGCCCGACGTGGTTGCAATGTGTTTTGTGCCCACTGCGCGTCAGCAGTGTCCGGATCAATCGTGCCGTCCGGCAGTGCGGTGATCCGTCCGGTGTCGATGGCCTTCTTCACGGCCACGTGCGACACGCCACGGTGGCGCGCGTAGGCGCGAATCGAGAGTCCCATCGTCACCTTCAATCATTTGTTCGCATATTTGCCACGGGGTCTGCGAATTGAGCTTGGCTTCCATCGGAAACAGCGCGTTCATTGGATCGTCATCCACCAAGCACGAAGGAGCAGCAAATGACCATCCAACTCACCCCGGCCCAGCACGCCATCCTCGCCAAAGCCATCAACACCAGCGCAGGCAAGATCGAATGGTTCCCCGACAACATCAAAGGCGGCGCACGCAAGAAGGTGCTGGACGGCCTGTTCAACCGCGCCCTGATCACGCCCGATGGCCAGGGTTGGCGCGTCGCCGCCGAGGGCTACGACGCCTTGGGCATGAAGCGCCCGAGCATCGACACGATCATTGCCAACGCGCAAGGGCCGCAGGGCGCGGCCGCAGACACGGATGCCGAACTGGAAGCCGCCGTGGCGCAAGCCGAAGCATCCTTCACGCCGCCCGCCAAGCCGCCGCGCACGCGCGAGAACAGCAAGCAGGCCGAAGTGATCCGGATGCTGCAGCGTCCCGAGGGCGCGACCATCAGCCAGATCTGCGCCGCCACCGGCTGGCAGGCACACACGGTGCGCGGCACCTTCGCCGGAGCCTTCAAGAAAAAACTCGGCCTGACCCTCACCTCCGACAAGCCGCAGGGCGGCGAGCGCGTCTATCGCATCGCCTAAAAAAAGATGGTGAGAGAGGCCAGAAATAGCTTGGCTTCTCTCGCCACCAGCGCGTTACTACAACCATTGCAACGCAAACCCGAAGGAGCACACCATGACCCGTACTCTCGATCAACGCATCAACAGCCTGCGCCCCGGCCACGAAATCGAACTGAGCCGCAGCAATGGTTTCTGGGTGACCGCAGAGCGCAGCGGTTGCGGCAAATGGCTGCGTTTTGTGCGCCACCACGCCAACGGTTTTGAGGTCATCAAGACCAGCCGCTTTTGAGCAACAGGCCAGGCCAAAACATCTCTAAAAAGATGCATGAAACGCTTGGCTTCTCCATCGGACAGCGCGTTACTACAGGCATCGCAACGCACACCCGAAGGAGCACAACATGAACGCCAACACCAGCATCCCCACCACCCAGAACGAAGGCTGGGGCTTTTGGGGCACGATGGGCGGATACGCCTCGGCAGCCTGGCCCCTGGCCATGAACGCCATCGCAGACGCCACAGGCCAGGATCTGGACAGCATCCGCGTTTTTCTCGACAGCCGCTACGGACGCCACTTTGCAGATGAAGTCCACAACGCCGCCTACACCGGACAACCCCTGCAGCAGGCCATCACCACCGCCACTCAGAAGTGGATGGCCTTTTCGACAGATCGCCGCAGTTACAAAGACTTGGGCATCCCGGCGGGCCTGCCTTACCTCACGGGCCTGGTGGTTCACTGCGCCATTTGTGAGGAGATGAACGCATGAGGGCCACGCCTGCCACCGAACGGGAGCAGGCCTTGCGCTGGCTCCTGGCCACCCGGCGTCCGGATCTCTCCATCGAGCAAGCTGTGCGCGTGCTGTGCCGGGTGTTGATTCCGGATCACGCCACGCTTCAAGTCCTGCAGCGCATCGCCCGGGAGCAGGAAGCCAAGGAAGCTGCCGAATCCAAACGTCCGATCAACTGGCGCACGCCTCCCGGTCTGCCACCTCGCGGATAGCCTGTTTGCCGGTGAACTCCTCCCACCGGCGCACGATCACATCCACGTACTTCGGATCAAGTTCGATCAGCCGCGCGATGCGCCCTGACTTCTCCGCTGCAATCAGCGTCGTGCCAGAGCCACCGAAGGGGTCGAGCACCACGTTTCCGGGGCGGCTGGAGTTGCGGATCGCCCGCTCCACCAGTTCCACCGGCTTCATCGTCGGGTGCAAGTCGTTCTTCTGCGGCTTCTTGATGCTCCACACATCGCCCTGATCGCGGTCGCCGCACCAGTGGCGCTGTGCGCCTTCGGGCCATCCGTACAGGATCGGCTCGTATTGGCGCTGGTAGTCGGCGCGGCCCAGGGTGAAGGTGTTTTTCGCCCAGATGATGAAGGTTGACCAGTGGCCGCCCGCCGCGCGGAAGGCCGATTGCAGGGTGTCCAACTCGGACGAGGACATGGCCACGTAGACCGCGCCACGGCAGTGCGCCACCGTCGGCGTCAGCGCCGCCAGCAGGAAGTCGTAAAAGCCTTCGCCCAGATTGTCGTTGAGGATGGCGCGATCCTTGCCACGCATCTTGTCCTTGGCGCTGTTGGCGTAGTTCACGTTGTAGGGCGGATCGGTGAACACCATGTCCGCCGCGCCACCCTGCATCAGCCGGTCGTAGCTCTCGGCCACGGTGGCATCGCCACACAGCAGCCGGTGCTGGCCCATGATCCATACGTCGCCTGGGCGGGAGAATGGCGTCTCGGTGACCTCGGGCACCGCATCTTCGTCGGTCTGACCATCAAAGTCCGGCTCATCGCCCGCGATCAACTCGGCCAGCGCATCGGCGTCAAAGCCGGTGATGTCCAGATCGAAGCCTTCCAATTGCAAGGCTTCCAGTTCGATCCGCAGCACGTCCAAATCCCATCCTGCGTTCTCGGCGATGCGGTTGTCCGCAATGACCAGTGCGCGGCGCTGGGTCGGCGTCAGGTGATCGAGCACGACCACCGGCACGATCTCCAGCCCCAGCTTCTGGGCAGCGGCGAGCCGACCGTGGCCCGCAACAATGACGCCATCGCTGCCCGCGAGGATCGGATTGGTGAACCCGAACTCGGCGATGCTGGCGGCGATCTGCGCCACCTGATCCTCGGAATGGGTGCGCGCATTACGGGCGTAAGGGAGCAGCTTGGCAGTCGACCACTGCTCGATCTTGTCAGCGAGCCAACTCATACCGCCACCTCTGCATCAACGGCAACAGCGCGCTCGGTGGCGACTTGCTCGAAGGACTGGCCCGATTTGCCTGCACGGCTCTCCAGCAGCGTCACCGGCACGCCGGGATGGTTTTGCTGGAAGCGTTTGATGGCCACGTCCACGTACTCCGGCGCGATTTCCACGCTGCAGCAGATGCGGCCCGTGCGCTCGGCCGCCAGCATCGTGGTGCCGCTGCCGCCAAAGGGTTCATACACGGTGTCGCCCGCGTCGGTGTAAGCCTCGATCACGAATTGCGGCAGCGCGACCGGAAACACGGCGGGGTGGTCGATGTCCTGTCCGATCTTGCCCTTGTGTCGCATCACGCGGATCACGCTGTCGGGGATGCGCATTTCCTGCGTGGGCTGACCCGCATGCGTCCAGCCGCCGACTTCGCCGTCCTTGCCGCGCATCGCGGTGGAGGAGCCATCAGCGCGCAGGTGCGATTCCTGGCCCGCGTGTTTGCAGGGCACGATCTTGTTGGGCTTGCGGCTGGCGCGGTTGAAGTGAAAAACGAACTCGAAGCTCGGAGCCAGTCGGCCCTGCCAGTCACCGGGCATTCCCGGCCCTTGATCCCAGACGTACCACGCGAAGCGCCGCCATCCCTGCTGGCGCATCCATTCGAGCCACGCATCCCAATACGGAACCACCTCGTTGTCCCGATGGATGAGGCCCAGATTGACCAGCACCTGGCCGCCCTCCGCCATCGGCAGATGTGCGAACACGCCGCGCATCAAGCCATCCCAATCGCTGATACCGCCAGAGGTGTAGTCACGCTGGTTGCCGTAGGGCGGCGAGGTGAAGCACAACTGTGCCGTGTCACCGCTCATCAGCGCGGCGACCACGCTCCGGTCGGTGGCGTCGCCGCAGATCAGACGGTGCTGACCGATACCCCAGACATCACCGGGACGGGACACTGCCACGACGGGCGCATCCGGCACATTGTCCGCAGCATCCGGCTCGTCAGGGGCGGGTTCCACCTCGGCATCAGGCTCCGTGTCCAGCACATCACCGGCGAGCAGCGCCTCGATCTCGGCATCCTCAAAGCCCGTCAGGGCAAGGTCGTATCCGGCCCCGGACAGGTCGGCCAGCTCCAACGCCAGCATTTCTTCGTCCCAACCGGCATCCAGGGCCAGGCGGTTGTCGACGATGACATAGGCGCGCTTTTGCGCGACGGTGAGGTGCGCCAGTTCGATCACCGGCACCTCATCCAGCCCCAGCTTGCGGGCAGCGGCCAGACGCCCGTGTCCGGCGATGATGCCGTTGTCGCCATCGACCAGGATCGGGTTTGTCCAGCCGTACTCGACGATGCTGGCCGCGATCTTGGCAATCTGGCTCTCGGCGTGCGTGCGCGGATTGCGGGCGTAGGGAATCAGCGCCTCGACCTTGCGGTACTCGACGTTGAGCGTGTTCAAAGTGGAAATCCCAAAAACAAAACCCGCCAGGCGTTGCCGCCGGACGGGTTGGAGTGAGTGATGAATCTGGAGTGGCGGTAACCGTGCCTTGGGGTGGTAACCGGGGCCGGTAACCTGCCGACTGGTAACCTTGCCCGCGCCCTGACGCTAAAAAAGCGTCGCGCTCGCGCCCCCCGCATGGGATTTTGGGCAGGAAGGGCCCGTCTTCCCTTTGGAAGGCGTGGCTGTGAAGCCACTGTCGCTTCGGAGCCACTGTGGCTTTGAAGTCACTGTCAACTCAAAGTCACTGATCCCGAGCATGGAGTGAATCCTAGCTCCAAAAGCCGGTTTTTGTTGCACCCCCGAAAGACCGTCAAAAGGACAAACGCAGCAAACCGGGGACAAACACCCCAAGCATTACCCTAAATTGCCCACGTTTTTGGGCTGCGCGCAGCGTGCTCACTGCGCGTGCCGTGAGATAACGCCTGCGTTGAGTTGGTCAGCCACCGTCTGCAAGGCTTTCTGCCAGCGCCGCCACGCCGTCGTGCGATCACAGCCGAAGCGCCCACAGATATTTCGCCAGGGCTGGTGGTCGCTGCGCATCCACACGAGGTGCCGCTGCTCGACGTCCAGCCACTGCATCCAACGCATCGTCTCCAGCATCCGGTCAACCGCCTCAGGACTGGGCGGGAAGTAGTGACGCGGCTGCTCGTCCGCCGACAAACGCTCCCACTGCTGGCGCACGATGGCGGGCCAGACGTTGAAGTAGCCCTGCACCCGAACGGGTGGCAGGCGTCGTCCAGTACGGGCTGCTTCTTCGTAGCGCGCGGCCACCTCGTCAATCGTCCAGTGTTTGCGGGTCACCTCACACCTCCTGTTCCACGTCGTGGTGCTGGATGGCCCAGTGCAGCAGCGCCAGTGCGTCGGCCTCGTTGTCATCCGAGGGGCTGTGGCCGCGTGCGCGCATGGCAGCGATCACGCTCTCCTTGCCCGCGTTGCCTTTGCCAGTGGCGTGCTTTTTGATCGTGCCGACCGGCACGCCCTGGTACGGGATCTGGTGGTGCTCGCACCAGGCGGTGAGCGTGGCAAGGAAACCGCCGTAGGCGTGGGCCGCATCGGTCGAGACGTGGCGGCGTACTTCCTCGAAGTGCAGTGCGTCGATGCCATCCGCCGCCTGCTTGATCTCGGTGAGCCAGCGTTTGAAGCGCAGAAAGCGCATGCCGCCGCCTTCAAATCGCTGTGGCCGGAAGCTCTCGGCTCCGCTGGTGATGTGACCGTCACTGCCGCGCAGCGCCCAGCCGGTGGTGGTGCCCAGATCCAGGGCAAGAATGGTCGTGGTCATGGTGTCAGTCCTCGTTTTTGGCGGGTCTGACGGATCGGACGGGTGGTATCGAAAGTCTCCATGAGGCGCGCGCGCACGCGCACGTGTAGGAGTTACGACGTAGTCCGTCCGATCCGTCAGATGCGCTTGTTTCAGTTATCGGCGTAAGGGGTGTAGGCAGGTGCAGGCGGGTACTTCAGACCAATGCCCTGAAACCCGCGCAAGCCCATGCCGTTGCGCCATTTGTCCAATCCCCGGGTAAGCAGCAGGTCGGCAAAACGCTTCTGTGATCCGGTGAACTCACCCGCAGCTTCAGCCCATTGCTTCCAGTCGGAGAACAGTTCGGCGGTCAGAGACTTGGCGTTCGGAGTGCGGATGCAGCGTTCATCCAGCCAGCGCCCCAGCGCGTCCTCGGCCTCGAAGTACTCCTCGGTGGCCTCCACCACGCGCTGCGGCGGATCAAGCCGACCGTGACGCTGCCAGTCCAGACAGCCCTGCACGGCCCACGCGAGGATGCCGTCGCGCTCGGCCAACAGCTTTTGCTGCAGGTTCTTGTCGCGGCGCTCGGGTGGCACAGTGATCGTGAACGGGATCAGGTGCAGCCTGCGTTTCATGGCCTCGTCGATGTTGCGGATGGCAGGCTTGTGGTTGCCCGCCACAAACAGCTTGAACTGCGGGAGGAACTCGAAGAAGTCCTGGCGCATGAAGCGTGCGGAGATCTTGTCGCCGCCGGTCAGGTTCTTGAGCTTGGACTCGGCCCAGCGTTTGCCCTGTTCGGTTTCGATGGCCGCCACGAAGCGCGCGCCGCGCAGACCCGCCATATCGGTCGGATGCCGGTCGGTGCGCGTTTCCATGAAGGTGTCCATGGGTGCGTTGGTGGCGTAGTCACCGAGGATGGTGGCCAAGGTGTTCACGAACACCGACTTGCCGTTTGCGCCCGTGCCGTACAGAAAAAACAGCGCGTGCTCCTGCGTCGATCCGGTCAGCGCGTAGCCGACCATCCGTTGCAGGTAGGCCTGAAGCGCCTTGTCGCCGCCCGTGACCTCGTCGATGAACTGCTTCCAGGTCGGGCAGTCGCCGCTGGGCGTGGCCGTGGTGATCTTGGTCATCCGGTCGGCGCGCTCGTGCGGGCGCATCCGGCCAGTCCTGAGATCGACCACACCGCCGAGTGTGTTGAGCAGCCACGGATCGGCGTCCCATTCGTCGGTGATGGCCGCGTGCCTGCGATCCGCACGCGCCAGCCGCTCCACACCACCGACCGTACTGGCGCTGGCGAGTTTGGAGGCAATCTTGGGGTTGTCGGCACGTACAGCAGCCTGGCGGCAGACGCTGCGGATCAGATCGGTGGCAGCGAGCGTGTCCTCGGTGCGCCAGCGTTGCCCGTCCCAGACCAGCCATCGCCCCCAGGTCGCCACATAGCGCCAGTCACGGTGATAGCGCCGGGTGAAGGACAGCGCCAGCGCGTCCTCGGTGCCCCAGACGGATTCGTCGCTGCTGACCACCGGCTCGGCCTCATCGGCCACATCGTGCATTTGCAGGCGCGGGCCGTGGGTGAGGAAGGTGGCGACATCAAAACCCTCGGTGATGGCGTCCGCCGCGTCCCAGCCCTCGACGGCTTCCTCGGGCGGGTACAGGATGTGGCAGGACTTCGCGCCCGCCGACAGGATGGCCTGCGCCGCTTGCGTGGCGTACTCCCAGCCCGGTTTGTCGCGGTCGGGCCAGATCAGCACGGCCTTGCCCGTCAACGGCGACCAGTCGGTCTTGTCCACCGGCGCGTTGGCACCGTGCATGGCCGTGGTGGCGACGATGCCCGCGTCGATCAGGCTCTGGGCGCATTTTTCGCCCTCGACCAGTACCACCTGGGCGGCATTGAGCATCCCGGGCTGGTTGTAGAGCGGGCGCGGGTCGGGCGGTGTCATCTTGCGCCGCTTGGCGTCCCAAGGGCGGAACTGCTTCTTCTGCCCGGGTGGGTCGTAGCGGTAGACCACCGCGATCAGCTTGCCGCTCGCATCGAGGTAGTCCCATTTCACCGTGGCGGGGCCAAGCTCGTCGACGGGCATCTCTTTCTTGCCGGATCGACGCACCGGCATTTCGCGGGTGCGACCGAGCAGTTCGGCTGCCGCATCCAGCACCCGGTTGAAGTCGGTGTGGATATTGAGCGCCAAATGTCCGGCAATGAGATTGAAGATGTCGCCGCCGTCGCCTGTGGCGCGATCCGTCCACAGCCCAGCTTTTTCACCATCGAGCACGACCTCAAGGCTGTCGCCGGGACTGCCCAGCACGTCACCAATCAGGAACTTGCCCCGGCGCTTCTTGCCAGCCGGGAACAAGGTTGCGAGCACCGAGGGCAAACCAGCGATCAAGCCTGCCCGCAGCGCCTCGCGTTCGCTGTCATCAAAAGTGCGTCGGGTTTCGGCTGGTTTTGAGGTGTCGTTGAAGTCAAGCATCGACACCTTCCTTGTCCGATCCTGCGACCTGATCTTCGTCCCGTTTCTTGACAGCGGCGCTGCGTGCCGCCCATGCGGACAGTTCGGACAAGCGATAGCGCACTAGCCCGCCCATGAGGTAATGCGGAATCCGATATTTGTTGCGCATCGCGTGATCGGCGAACCAGTAGTACGGCAGGCGCAATGCAGCCGCAGCTTGCTTGGCATCAATCATGGGATCAATGGCATTCATCGAAGCGTGCTTTTCAGTCATGCCTGCGTCCTCCAGCAGCGGTCTTGCCACGCGCACATCCGGCATTCGAAGTGGGTCGGGTCGTGGAAGGCACGCGGCAAAAGCTCGCCTGCTTCGGTGGCTGTGATGACCTTCACCGCCCGATCCGACATGCGCTGGGCCAGTGCCGCGTCAAATGGCACAAGCTCGGTGTAGATCTCCATCGTGTCGGCGTTGAGCGCCGTGAAGATCGCCGGGTGCTCGTGCAGTTCGAGATAGGCTTGATAGATCGCCACTTGCGCCGCGTAGATCGGCTTGGAAACGGCCAGGCCCTTTTTCTGCAGTTCGCTCCAGGACTTGTTGCCCAGACACTTGCACTCCCAGAGCGCGGGATAAGCAAAGCCCTCGGGGCCAGCGACGATGACGCCATCGACGTGACCTTGCAGGCGACCGTCGGCCACCGAGAAGCCAAACTGCTCGCCGTCTGCCTTGCGGGTGCGCAGGTCAAAACCGGCAGCCCGCAGCCACGCCACCATGCAGTCCTCCATGACGTGGCCGCGCTCGAAGATGCGCAACAGCCGCCCTTGAGTGCCGCGTCCGTGGTCGACGGGAGCCTTGGCGTACTCGAACTGCAGCGCCCGCTCGCAGGCCACGCCAAGACGTGAGGCCCCGAGGTACTGGCGTGCAGACTGACGTTCTCGGGCCTGCTGCATCCCGGCATCGACCAGCGCCATGACACGCTCCGAGAGGCTTGAAGATGAGTTGAAATCCAGCATCGCAGCCACCTCAGAAGGGAATGTCATCGTTGAAATCCGCGAACGGATTGGCGACCTCAGGTGCCAGCGGATCAGGCGTCGCAGGCAGTCCCCGCACGGGCGGGAACTTGGTGGCCTCGTGGTGGGCCACCATCGCCTCCGACCAGCAGGTGACTATGGCGTCGATGACGCGCAGCGCCTCGCTTTCCGAGTAGTCGCCCAGTGGCTTGTCAAAACCAATCTCGCCCGCCGCCCCACCGAAAGCCTTGAGGCACTGACGCATCGCAGCCCGTTCGACATCAGACGGATTGATCATGGCGACCTCCGTTTTGTCCAGGTAGCCCTTTTGCACGCGCTCCCAATTGCCGTACAACGCGTGAAAAGCGTCCTGGCAGCGGCGAGAGCAGAACACCCAATCGATTGGGTAGCGCCGGGGATCGCCCACACCGTGGCGGTTGTCGGTGTGGCCGTAGCCCCGGGCCTGTCGCTTGCAGACCCAGCATTTCACGCTCCCTCCTCACTGTGCCCACGACGGTTTGCCCGTCACGGGTGCGCGTTGCTGAGCCGGGGCCTGATACGCAGGCGCTGCCTGCGCCGGAGCGCCGGACGTGCCACCGCCGGAAGTTTTGGGCGGCACACCCATCCACTTGGCGTAGTCGGTGTGATCAGGTTCGACCGCGACCTTGATCACATTGCGATCCTGTCCCTTGGCGTCTTTTTCGATGTCGATGCGGGCGAGAAACTCGATGCCATCCAGTTCGTGGAAGCCCTGGATGCGACGCGCAGCGGCGGCCTGCGGGCTGTTGTCCTGCGGGTGGACGTTGCGGGCGCTGTTGAGCACTGCGCGGATGAAGCTGCGTCCCATCTGGCCCCAGGTCGGGCCTTTCTTGGAGTGCAGGCCGATGTTCGACCACATCTTGCGTTTGGCGTAGTCGCCCGCCGTGACCACGAACTCGGCCGCCAGATAGATGGAGCCAGTCTCAAAAGACTCGGTGGCGTAGCCGCCGCTCCAACCTTGCGACAGGTCGTCATAGCCACCAGGCTTGAACGTCATGCGCACTGGGGCCAGCGTGCCTTTGGGGATCAGGTCGAAACCAGACTGTTGAGGGTCGGCATCCTGAAAATCGAAATAGTTTGACGACATGGCGATTACTCCTTGGATTCGGTGGTGTTCGGGGTGGTGGCGCTGGCGGGCGCAATGGCTGTGCCTGCGCACTTGGCGATCAGTGCGCCGAGATCAGGTGGCTCCAGCAGGTCGAGGCGACCGCTGCGGTCTTTGGCGGGGAAGCCGTAGGGATTGAGGGTGTGGGTGACGAAGGCGCGGTAGGCGCTGCCGTCCTCGGCCTTGATTTCGGCCAGCGTCACGACCTCATCGACGATGCCGGGTAGCTCCAGAGCGGTCTTGCTGCCTTCGATCTGTGGCACGAACACCTTGCGGTTGAAGTCATCAAGGCGCTCGTCGAGGATGGCCACGAACACCACGTTCTTGCCGCGTGCGTGCTGAAGGTGGGTGAGCGCACTGATCATTTCCTGCCCAAGCAGGCCGTAGGCGGCACGCAGGTCAGGCTTGCCGGATCGGTCGCTGATGGCCCCGGGCTGCGTCTTGCACCACGCGAAGCACTGGCGGGACAGTTGCGTGATCGAGTCGACGAAGAAAGTCTGGTAGCGGCCCAGCTGCGCCGGATCGCCAAACTTCTCGATGACGTGGTCGTAGTGCGCCTGCGAGAAGGCAGACTCCGGCGGCAGTGACTTGTCCGGGCCCGCAAGGAACACGAAGAAATCACGTGATTCCGGCCACGAAGTCGGACGGATGGTGTCACCGGGCCAATCAGCCACCGCCAGATCACCGGCCTCGATGTCGAGAAACAGCGTGGTGGCGGGATCGAGGTCTTTGAGCCGGGAGGTTTTGCCGATGCCCGATTTGCCGAGCATCAAAAGTTTCACGCCCTTGCGCTCGGCCATGCGCTGCTGTGCGGAGATGATGGGAAGCGACATCAGGCCACCTCCTTCAACTGCTCAGCGACTTCCGGGTTCCAGAGGATCTGGTAGCCGCTGTGCCCGTTGCGCGAGTACGGCATAGCCTCGGCCCAGGCCTCACCGGCCCCGGTCAATTCCCATTCATCACGGTCGTTGCGGAACTGAAAGTCAGCAGCGGCCAGCAACTGATTCGTAGCCTTGGCCGAGCGGCCCAGCAGCTTGCCAAGCTGGGTGGCATTGAGCGAGCAGATGGGTTCATTGGCTGCGGGCAAGGCGCGGCGCAACGTTTCGACGGCAAGACCCGTGTTCTCATGGATGCAAGTCAGCGTGGCAGCCATGGCGATACCCGGCTTGACACCGGGAACCTTGGCCACGGCATCACCCATCAGCAGGATGGCGCTGACGCAATCCTGTGTGGGGACGGGCAAAGCCATCGGCACGCCGGGAGGGACGTAACTGCCAGTCTTGCGAATGGCTGGCAGCACCTCGCTGGTCACCCAGCGCTTGAAGCGCTTGGCCGCTTCCTTGGTGCTGCCGAGGATCAGGGCGTAGAGGCCCGACTCGTTGACGTGGTTGATTCGCTGGCGTCCACCTGCAGTAAGGGTCTCCAATTTCTGGAGATCCTTTGCATGGACATGCGATTTGATTGCCTGGGACGGGTTACCCATCTCCAGTGCGTTGCAAACGTCATTGGCGTTGAACCACGGCTGCCCGAGTTCATCGACCTGGACACGCACCGCGTGCGCTTCGAATTGAAATGGAATGATGGCACTCATGGCGCTTACTCCGTGTCAAAGGAAAGGGTGAAAGACGGCTTGCCTTCCTCGACGGTGCGCGCGGCGGCGAACTGCTCGCGCAGCGTCGTGGGCCAGTTGGAGTAGCGGGACTCGGACACCGACAGCTTGACGTCGATGTAGTCCTCGACCTTTTCGCCGGAAGCCGCAATGCGCTCGGCCATCTCCTTGAGGACGGCCTGATTCCAGGTCACCTTCTTGGGAAGTTCGTACTTGACGTGCAGCGCGCCATCGTTGATGTGGGCAGTGCCGAAGTCGCGGCCCGATTCACGTGGCGCGGCACGGGCTTGTTCGCCAAAACGCTGCAACTTGGCGGCATCCAGCTTGGCACGCTGTGGTTTAAGAAACGCGATGGCCTCGTCGACATTGCGTTCGGCCTCCAGAAAGTCCCGGATCGGCGCCGCCGCCAGTTGAGCGACGGTCATGCTCGCGAGGTCAGCGGGGTAGAGAGTCAGTTCTTTCATGGCTGCTCTCCTCACTGGTACGCACGAGCGAAGGTCGAGTGCCGCGAAACGCGACGCTCGAATGCTTCGATCTCGGGAATCAGGTAGGTGACGCGGGCACCGAGCTTGCAGAAGACCGGGCCGAGCTGCTCCTGCCGCCAGCGGCGCAGGGTCTTGACGGAAAGCCCCCAGCGGATGGCCAGTTCGTTTTCGTCGAGGGCGATGCGGATGGCACCGTCCGGAAGTGGCCGGGTGACGCTCCGGCCGGGGTGAACAGATGAGGCATGTTTTTGCATTGCAGAACTCCTTTTGTTTGGGAGTCCCTATTCAATTGCTCCATGCCTTGGGTGTGCGCGAGTACGTTTTGGGCGTTCACGAGCAGAGCTTGATCACGCACCACGCCACAAAACCGACGTAAGTCATTGATCTGTATTGATTCGATGCCGTTGTTTCGGTTATTGCGATTTCGTTTGTTTCGTTTATAATGCCTCAGATCGAACTTTGCCTCGACGAGGAGACCTTCATGAACGCTCCCGCCATCCCCAAGAAACTTCCCTCCGCAGAGGACATCGCGCTTGCCCGTGAATCGGGCCGTGCGCTGTCGACCGTGCTCCAGACCCGCGCCGAAACCCAGCAGATCGATTTCCATGACGACAAGGGAGCGGTGCGTACTGTGCGCGTCCCGACCTCGGCGCTGCGTCTGCTGCTGGAAGTGCTGACCGAGATTGGCCAGGGCAACGCGGTCTCGATCATCCCGATCCATGCCGAACTGACGACCCAGGAGGCGGCCGACGTACTCAACGTCTCGCGCCCCTTCCTTGTCCAGTTGCTGGAGAAAGGCGAAATGCCGTTTCACAAGATCGGCACGCATCGTCGCGTGCGCTACCAAGACGTGATCGCCTACAAGAAGCGCATCGATGCCGAGCGTCGCAAGGCACTGGATGAACTGGCCGCGCAGGCCCAGGAACTCGGCATGGGTTACTGACCAGATGAGTTCGCACTTCACCGTCGTCTATGACGCCTGCGTGCTTTACCCGGCACCGCTGCGCGACCTGCTGATGCATCTGGCGCTATCGGATCTGTACAGGGCGCGATGGAGCGGCATGATCCACGACGAGTGGATGCGCAATGTACTGGCCAGCCGCCCCGACTTGACGCCAGACCAGCTGAACCGAACCCGCCAGCTGATGGACGCTCACGTCCGGGACAGTCTGGTCACAGGTTTCGAGTACCTGATTCCGTCGATCAATCTCCCTGACCCGGACGACCGCCACGTGGCGGCAGCCGCCATCCACTCCGGGGCCAGCCTGATCGTGACTTTCAACCTCAAGGACTTTCCGGCAGACGCGCTCAAGCCCTACAACCTTGCGGCCCAGCACCCGGACGACTTCATCGTCGATCTGCTGGATCTGCATCCCGCAGGCGTGTTGGAGGCCGCAGCCAGTCATCGGCGCTCACTGAAAAATCCCCCCAAGACGGCGGACGAATACCTTGACACCCTGCTGGCGCAGGGCCTCACTCAATCGGTGGCGGTCATGCGCCAATGGACAGCGGCCATGTGAACGGCCGAAGGGAGACTGAATGGGCAGAAAGACCCTGACCAACGCGCACTGTCTGCTTGAGTTGATCGAGAAAGCGCCGGTTCCTGTCATCAAGGACTTCAGCGGGCTGCCAGAGTGCCAGGCTCTTGCTCGTGGCTTCGACTGGTCACAGGATGCTGCTTCGCTCCCGGGCGCTCTGATTGAGCACGTCAGGCATCTGCGCAAGGATCTGCGTGACCCTGCCGAACAGGAGGCGCTACGCGTCCTGCGTCTGGCATCGCCGCGCGGCGCGCAAATCCTCACGACTGTCGCCGACCAGCTCAACGACAGCGCCCTGATCGACACCTTCTTGGCCCAGGACGGCGGCGAGATCGGTCGCTCGGTTTGGATGCGCACCCATTCCGACGAAGCTGCACGTCTGTTCGATGTCGCCGAGTCGATCCTGAACACCAGCGACATCCGAGGCAACAAGCGCCTCTACGACGCCTTCGACGTGCCATGCGATGACGCGCCCCCTTTCATCTGGAACGACTCCGTCAAGAAGGAGCTGGAAGAGCAACTCACCCGCGCAATGCGACTGGGCGAACCGTGCGAGGTGGTCTACGTACCGCTGGCCGACGAGAAGAAAAACGGTGACACCCAGATCACGCATTACCTCGTTGTCCGGTTTGCCGGGGATCAGGTGACGGCGGTGCAGGTCGTCAACCGCAACCGCAAGAGCTTCTGCTACTTCCCGGCGCGCGATGCCACGTTGATCTATGCGCCGGACCGCAAGGTGGTCGAGGTCTATGCACATACCCTGTCGACACGCGCTCCGCTGGCGAATGTGCTGTCCAAGCACGGCTTCAAGGCACCGTTGTCGAATCGCCCACTGAACCGGTCACGATACGACCTGTCGCGGTTCGCACTGCCGCTGAAGGACGAAAAGCCGCACCTGGATGGCGCAAAGGTCGAGCGCCTCTACCTCACCGAAGCCAAGGCCCTGCTCGGGCATTCGACGGATGCCGTTTCACTGCACATCGACAGCGGTGCCGAGCTGCATGACGTGATCAGCGAACGATGGGGCAATCATCCGTTCTCCCAACCGGGAGCCATCATCGGCGTGACCTTGGTGGCCGATCTGGTGTTCGAGGGTGAAACCAAAGAAACGCCGCTGTCCATCGTGCTGGCAGAACCCGGTCGATGCAGCCTGCAAGGCGAAAAAGACCGCCGTCTGCGGCAGGCCGGGACACAGTTGCTCGAAGCGTTAGGTGTGCTCAAGCCGCTGCATCCGGGTTCCGGGGTCGACGACCCCAATCTTGTCATTCAGGTGGCGCGACTGCTCGAATGCGCAACCACCCCGATGGACGGTTTCGCACTGGCGCAGCTAGGGATCGACATCGACCGCTTTGAGGATGAGGGCATCATCACCGAGGGTGACCGCATCACCGAGAAAGTGGTCGAGCTGGCAGACGGTGAGCCGTTCAAAGTCCAACTGGAGCGATGCGCCGACGCCAACCAGGTGCGCTACCTCGACCCGCTGACGGGCACTGACGTGACCCTGCCCGTCAAGCATGCGCGGCGATGGAAGGTGCATCTGAACTGGCTGCGCGAGGAGATCATCACCGCCCTTGGTAGCGCGTTGCAGGGTGTGCGCGGCAAACACCTCGATGAAGAGCCTGTGTTCTTGGGTGAGATCGACATCGATGGCCATGCCGTTGCGCTGTACTTCGCAGCGAAGATGTCCAACGAGCGGCAATACGCCAAGGTCGATACGGCCCTGCGCCTGCGACCTCGCGTCGTTCCCGGGATTGTGCTGACGACGGCATCAATCCCGTTCCCGTTCGCCGGGACAAACGTGGTGATTCCCATCGAGGATGTCCTGTCGTCCGCTGATGCGAAATCGGCCATCGACACGGCCAAGCTCAAGGTCGCGTATCGCCATGGGCATCTGGCTGCCATGGGCGGCAGCGCCGTGAGCTTGAAGATATCCGCCGACGGGCATGCCGCCGTGTTGTACCTCCCCGGCAAGGCTCCATGGCAAGTAACTGGCAAAGGCAAGATCGCCGTGCTGCAGCGGTTGGTTGATGCCTACACGGCAGGCACGCATGTGAATACCAAAAAGCTGATGGAGGGCACAAGCTGCGGCTCGCCCGCCAATCTGTTCTCCAAGACTTCGCCCTGGCGAAACTACTTGGTCAAAGTCTCTGGCGCACATGCGTGGCAGTTGAATCTGCCACCCCTGGACACCCCGGTCGGTGATGACGATGACGAAAAGGCCGTGGCGAAAGAGACCATCCTGACAGGCTGAAATTCGGGTCGTCATTACCCTGCGCTGCCATCCACTTCGGAAGATCAGGCTCACCATCCATGACGGTTTTTATTCCCCGGAGCCGTCATGAAGAACCTCGAACTTGCATCTCCCTCGGAGATGAGCGCCAGCGCCCGTGCTGGCGAAATCGCCGCCATCCTTGCGGCTGCCATCGTCCGCACCCTTGTCGCGGATGAGCCGAAACAAAGAGAAGTTGGCCTTGGCTTCCTGCCCGACCAGCGCGTTCATACAACCCCCTATCAACAGGAGCAGTTGTGATGAACGACCAACACACATCAGTGGCCGCGCAGGTGGCGACCTTGCCATCCTTGCCGATGACCGAAGTCTGGGCGCTTTGGGATCGGTTTTTTCCGCGCCGTCCGGACAAGATCAATCGCGTCTACCTGGAATCGCGCATCGCCTACAAATTGCAGGAAGAAGCCTTCGGCGGGCTTGATCCAGACACGCGCAGGCGGCTGGTCAACATCGGCGTGCGCCACTCCAAGATCAAGCAGCCGCGCAAGGCCAGGGACATCACGCTGGCCCCCGGCACCGTGCTGGTGCGCGAATGGGGTGACCGCGATCACCACGTCAGGGTCACCGCTGACGGCACCTTCGAGTACGAAGGCCAGCAGTTCAAAAGCCTGTCCGCCGTTGCCCGTCACATCGCAGGCAGCCCGTGGTCGGGGCCGCTGTTCTTTGGTCTGCGCCGCGCCGGGGAGGGTTACGAATGAGCAACGTTCCCCACAACAAGCCGCGACAGCGTTGCGCCGTGTACTGCCGGGTGTCCTCGGACGAGCGACTCGATCAGGAGTTCAACTCCATCGACGCGCAGAAGGAGGCTGGCCATGCTTTTGTGGCCAGCCAGCGCATCGAGGGCTGGATTCCTGTGGCCGACGATTACGACGACCCGGGGTTTTCTGGCGGCAACACGGATCGTCCGGGGCTGAAGCGCCTGATGGCGGACATCGAGTGCGGCCTGATCGACATCGTGGTGGTCTACAAGATTGACCGCCTGACGCGCAGCCTTGCCGACTTCTCCAAGATGGTCGAGGTGTTCGAGCGCCACAACGTGTCCTTCGTGTCGGTCACCCAGCAGTTCAACACCACCACCTCGATGGGGCGGTTGATGCTCAACGTGCTGCTGTCTTTCGCCCAGTTTGAGCGCGAGGTGACTGGCGAGCGCATCCGCGACAAGATCGCCGCCGCCAAGCGCAAAGGCATGTGGATGGGTGGTGTGCCGCCCTTGGGCTATGACGTGGAGAACCGCCTGCTGGTCATCAACGACACCGAGGCAGCGGTGGTGCGGCGCATCTTCGAGGAGATGCTGACCATCGGCTCACCCACACAAATCGCTGCCCGCCTGACGCAGGAAGGCATCACCACCAAGGCCTGGACGACGCAGGACGGGCGCACACGCAACGGTGCGCGCATCGACAAGAAGTACCTGCACAAGCTGCTGCGCAACCGCATCTACCTTGGCGAGTTGTCGCACAAGGGCACGTGGTACCCCGGCGCACACCCGGCCATCATCGACCACGGTCTGTGGGGCAAGGTGCATGAACTGCTGGCCAAGGACAGCCACGCCCGGTCGGTGGAAACCAAGATCAGGTCGCGCACCGATGCCTTGCTGCGCGGCCTGTTGTACGCGCCGACCGGCGAGCGGATGTACCCAACCTACTCGCGCAAGAACGGGCGCAAGTACCGCTACTACGTGTCGAAGTCGGAAGTGCGCTACGGCGCAGGCGGCAAGACCTACGAGCGCATCCCGGCTGACGAAGTAGAGGCTGCGGCCGTCGCGCAAATCAAGTCCGTGCTGGCCAGCCCCGAGGCGATCACGGCGGTCTGCCAGTTCGTCCAGCGCAACGGCGCACAGATCACCGAGGACGTCGCGGTGATGGCAATGCACCGCCTGGGCGATGTGTGGGAGCGACTCTACCCGGCAGAGCGCCACCGCATCGTCAACCTGATGGTCGAGCGCGTGGATCTCGTCCCCGGTGGCCTGAAAGTGAGTTGGCGCGAACTGGGCTGGAAGGCGCTGATCGGTGAATTTGCCCCGGACAGCATCGGCGCAGAACTGGTCGAGGTGGAGGCGCAATGAACGATTCCGCCCCCCTCGAAACCTTTGTGCCGTTGGTGTTCAAGCGCCGGGGTATCCGGCGTCTGGCCGATACCGGCGCGGTCGCGCACGACCCGACCCTCATTGAGGCAGTGGCGCGGGCTTTCCACTGGCAGCACCTGCTGGACGCGGGCGAGTTTGAAAGTGGCTCGGCCATTGCGCGGGCCGAAGGTCTGCACCACAGCACCGTCAATGAACTGCTGCGCCTGACCCTGCTGGCCCCCGACATCGTCGAGCAACTGCTCGCAGGTCGCCAACCCCGGCGACTCACGCTGATCTGGTTTCAGCGCAACCCCATTCCGGTCGACTGGCAGCAGCAGCGCCAGATCATCCAGTCCTTCGCGTAGGAGACAGCGCATGGCCAAGAAAGACATCGGCAAATTCACCGGCGAGGCCGTCACCTTCCAGATCCCCAATCCGGCTGGCGGGGTGAAGATGGAGACGTTCATTCCGTGGACGCTGGTCAAGCGCGGTGTGCGACGCAAGATCATCACGCCGCTCGATACACCACAGGCGTTCGCGGATGAGTCTGCGCAGGAGCGCGCGGCCCGAATCGCAGCGCAGGACAGCGCCTTGGTGCGGGCGCTGGGGCTGGCGCACCATTGGCAACGCCTGCTCGACGACGGGCGCTTTACCTCGATGACCGAGATCGCGCAGGCCGAAGGACTCAACCCCGGGCGGGTCAGCATCATTGCACGGCTGGTGCATCTGGCTCCGGACGTCGTCGAGGCCTTCTTGACCGGCGACAGCGGGATCGCACTCGAACACCTGATCCGCAACGGCAGCCTGCCACTGGACTGGCAACAGCAACGCAGGATGATCCAGGCCAGAAGTTGA